AGAAAAAGAAGAGGCCGCAGAACGTGTACGTGCGGATATGAACTACGAGTTAACTGAGAACATGGTGGAGTATAGACCTGAGCATGAGCGTCTACTCTACAGTCTTGGTTTGTCGGGGTCTGCGTTCAAGAAAGTGTACTATGAGCCGAATATGGGTAGGGTGTGTGCTCACTATATACCAGCAGAAGAAGTTATTGTGCCCTATGGCGCGTCAACTATTGAGACTGCCGAGCGTGTTACACACGTCATGCGCAAGACTAAGAACGAGCTTAGAAAACTACAAGTAATGGGCTTCTATCTCGATACCAAGTTAGGTGAGCCGAAAGCGTTTCACACTGATATAGAAGAGCGTAAAGCAGAAGAAGGTGGTTACTCCGTCAGTGATGACGACCGCTACACTATCTATGAGATACACGCCGACTTGTTTATAGAAGAACTGGACAAGGACAAGGATGAGATAGCCAAACCGTATGTAGTCACTATCGAGCGTGGTACAGGTGAGATATTAGCCATACGTCGTAACTGGGACGAAGAAGACGATTTGTATATGAAACGTCAACACTTCGTACACTATAACTACGTGCCCGGATTTGGGTTTTATGGTTTAGGTCTTATACACATCATCGGCGGGTACGCACGCGCAGGTACGTCACTTATACGACAACTCGTTGACGCAGGTACACTATCTAACCTACCCGGTGGTCTGAAGTCTCGTGGGCTACGGATCAAAGGTGACGATACGCCTATCGAGCCGGGCGAGTGGAAAGATGTTGACGTACCGTCAGGTGCGATTCGTGACAACATCATGCCGTTGCCATACAAAGAGCCTAGCCAAACACTATTAGCGTTACTAGAACGAATCACTACCGAAGGTCGGCGACTGGGGGCTATAAGTGACTTGGACATCTCTGATATGTCCGCTAATGCCCCAGTTGGTACAACACTTGCCATACTTGAACGCACGCTAAAACCCATGGCCGCAGTACAGGCGCGTGTTCACTACTCAATGAAGCAAGAGTTTAAATTACTCAAAGAGTTAATGGCAGAGAATGCTCCTCCTGAGTATACCTATGTGCCTACGCGTGGTGATGTGATGGCCAAGCAGAGTGACTACACTATGATTGAAGTCATACCTGTTAGCGACCCTAATAACACGACTATGGCGCAACGTGTAGTTCAGTACCAGACTGTTTTACAAATGGCACAGGCCGCCCCACAGATATACGATTTACCACAGCTACACAGGCAGATGATAGACGTGTTAGGTGTTAAAAACGCTGAAAAGCTAATACCAACGTCCGAAGATGCTTCCGCGTTAGACCCTGTAAGTGAAAACATGGCATTCTTAGTAGGTAAGCCTGTAAAAGCGTATATTTATCAAGACCATAAAGCACACATTGCGGCGCATAAAGCGTTTATGGAAGATCCTACTATAGCGGCGGCTATAGGACAGAATCCACAAGGTAAACAGATTATGGCGGCTATACAAGCCCACATAGCTGAACATACCGCGTTCTTATATCGTCAACAGATAGAAGAAAAACTTGGTGTACCTCTACCACCACCAGATGCTGAGTTACCAGAAGAAATAGAGATTCAGTTATCTCGCATGATTGCTGAAGGTGGCAAGCAAGTTACACAGCAGAGTAAACAACAACAGGCACAGAAACAAGCAGAAGAAAAAGCTAAAGATCCCGTGCTTCAGTTGCAACAGAAAGAGATGGAGATTAAAGGGCAAGAAATACAACGTAAAGCTCAGAAAGATCAGATGGATGCACAAGCAAAACAAGCTGAAGCACAACGCAAGGCTATGAAAGATCAGACCGATGCGCAACTTGCGCAACAAAAACTACAGTTGGAAAGCCAACTAGCGCAAATGAAAATGCAAATAGAACAAGCAGAGTTAGAGCTAGACGAGCGTAAAGCAGGGGCTAAGATGACCGCTGACCGCCGCAAAGATAACACTCAATTAGACCTTGATCTATTAAACATACAAAACGCCAATAGAACAAAAGGTGACAACTAATGGCTAAAACCGTCTTTGACGTGCTAAAAGATAAAATCATAGAGGATAAAGCCTCTGTGCAAGAATTTCTCAGTGGAGGTGGAGCTAACAACTACGCCGAATACCGAGAACTAACAGGTAAAATCCGAGGATACGACGCCTGTATAAACCATGTCGATGACCTCGCTAAAAACTATTTGGAAGATGATGATGACTGAGCCAATCCTTGCTGTACCTGAGCATGTGCAAAAACAGATAGACGAAGAAACATTTGAAGCACAACTCCCTAAACCCGTAGGCTATCGTGTATTAGTAGCCCTGCCTGAAGTAGAAGAAGAGTACGAAGGTGGGATTATTAAGGCCGAAAGTGTACGTAAACGTGAATACATTATGTCCATTATGGGGCTTGTCTTAGATATGGGTGATTTAGCCTACAAAGATGAGAGCCGTTTTGGTAAAGATGCTGAACCTTGGTGTAAGGTCGGTGATTACGTAATGTTCCGAATGAACACGGGCACTCGTTTTACCGTTAGTGGTAAAGAGTACCGTCTAATGAATGATGATTCCATCGAGGCAGTTATTGCTGATCCTCGTGGCATCTATCACGCGTGAGGTGAATCATGGGATTTGAAAAGGTAGAATTTGAGTTTCCGCATGAAACGGAAGAAAAAATCGAGGTAGAAGAAACTAACTCGGTAGAGATTGACCTTAGTGGTAAGAAAACGGCTGATGACTATGCAAAAGAGCAAGAAACAGAGGTCGAGGTAGAAGCTGAAGCTGAAGATGACTTTGATATTGAGGTTGTTGATGATACGCCAAAAGCGGATCAAGGGCGACAAGCATCTGAACCTCCAGAAGATGTAACGGATGAAGAACTAGAAGGCTATTCTTCTAAGGTCAAAAAACGTATAAATAAGATACAAAAAGGCTACCACGATGAGCGACGTGCCAAAGAAGCGGCGGATCGCGAACGTGAAGAAGCCGTACGTGTTGCTCAACAATTAGCCGAAGAGAATAAGGCGCTAAAAAGCGATGTTAACAAAAATCGCGAGGCTTTATTAGAACAAGCTAAACGTAATACCGCTGTTGAAGTGCTTCAAGCTAAGAAAATGTACCAAGAGGCTTATGAAGCTGGTGACTCCGAAAAAGTGGTGGAGGCGCAAGAAAAACTCACCACAGCTAAATTAAAAGCAGAAAAGATAAAAGATTTCAAGTTAGAGCCTTTACAAGAGGAGGAGTCTAGTGTAACAATACCTGACAACAACTCTCCAGTAGTAGACGATCGTGCCACTTCGTGGCAAAGTCGTAACAAATGGTTTGGTGAAGACGACGAGATGACTAGTCTTGCGCTGGGGTTACATACAAAACTTGTAAATTCGGGTATTGACCCGACAAGCGATGAATACTACGAGAAAATTGATTCTCGTATGCGAGAAATCTTCCCCGATAACTTCGAGGATGCACCGAAAAAGAAACGAGCCAATGTAGTTGCACCCGCTACGCGGAGCACAGCCCCTAAAAAGGTCACATTAACGCAAACACAAGTACGGCTTGCCAAACGTTTGGGATTAACAAACGAACAATACGCTAGGCAACTAGTAGAAGAGATGAGGAAATCATAATGGCTGATAATAGAATCAAGCGCGACCAAGAAACCCGCGAAAAAACTGTGGCTACTAGACATTGGGAACAACCCGACATCTTACCCCAGCCTGACCCTCAACCGGGTTATCAGTTTAGGTGGATTCGTATTGCTACGCTAGGTGATACTGACGCTAGGAATATTTCCTCAAGAATACGTGAAGGTTGGGAACCCTGCAAAGCATCTGACCATCCCGAAATTACTATGGTTGTAGTAGAGAGCGAAAGGTTCAAAGACAACATTGTAATTGGCGGTTTAATGCTATGTAAGATGCCTGAAGAGATGGTTTTACAGCGCAAAGCACACTTTGAGCAAATGACCAAGAATCAGATGGACGCGGTTGACAACAACTTGATGCGTGAAAATGATCCGAGAATGCCTATCTTTAATGATAGGAAATCGAGTGTTACCTTTGGAAAAGGGTAACTTAACTAAAATTTAGAGGTGATCTAAGATGGCTAGTACAGCAACTCCCTACGGGCTAGTTCCCGTTAAGAACGCTGACGGCTCTAACTATGTTGGGGCGCGTAATGCGTATCCGATCAAAGCCTCCAGCTATAACGTAAACATCTACAATGGTACAGTTGTAATATTGAAAGATGGTTTCGTTCAAATAGCCGCTACTACAGGTGAGGACAATAGTTCCAATAACTTTGCTGGCGCGGCTAATGCAGGTGCTTTGGGTGTATTTG